TGTTACCGTCATTACCAGTAAAAATCAATGTGGTGGGAACCGTATCACCGCTACGATCTGTGCGTTCAACCTTGATAGAGGCGCCAGCATCCTGATAGCAGGAAAGTTTTGTAAGGCTACTAAGTAGCCCAAGACTTCCCATACCAAAATCACCTTCAAAGTCTGGTACCACATCATGTAGCAATCCTGTCATGATAACAGTTTTTTCAGGGTCCATGGCTGCTAGTCCAGTGCCAGTCGCCGTGCCATTTATTCTGATATTCTCGATAATACCGAGACCATTTGTGTGCTTAATTATATCAAGCAATACGCTTTTGATATCCATTATTTTATCCTTGTAATGGGTTAATATTTGTTAATCTGTTCTTGATAACTCATTGTAACATAAGAGTTTTTTGATAGCAACCTAAAAGTCAAACAAATCGTTAAAAGTTGTCTTGGTTTCAGCCCTAGTAAGGTCCCACTTTAGGGTGCCCAACAAGTTACTGATTTTCTTGGTTATAATTACTTCTTCCATGGCATTATCATCGAACGGTAGATCTTGATACCATTCCGGGATACGCTTTTCGTCAGTTGGAATGCCGATACTAGCTATTCCCAGTGGATTTGGCTTCAGTCTGCATACGATAGTTTTCATACCGTCAACAATTTCCATGCTGTATTGATCACTGTTCATATCACGTAAACGGTTCCAATTGATAGCAGCCATAACGTGGCCAACACGGCACTTGCTGGTCTTGTTCCATTCACGAGTGTATTTTGTAAGATTGTTGACTCGCTTTGGTGTGCCCTTTTCCCAGGGTGCCATAGCGCGGAACTCCTTGCGGAATTCTCGTATCCTGGTTACTATATTTTCTTCAGTTGCACCTTCAAGGGTTGATTGCAGGATCTCTTTGAGGAATTCCTGCATATATTCAGGTGTATCACTACGTTTGATCTCAAGTCCCTTTACATCCAGCTTGCCGCGCTTGCCATCAGTATCAACCCTAATTCCTTTATTATCATATACCAGCAGACCATAACGCTTCTTGCTAATAAAGATTCCACGTTCAGCTACTGCTTCGCGCGCGCCAGCAATAATACGACCGTAACGTTCAGGACAATTATGTGCCTTCTCCATGTAAGCAGGGAATGTGGAATTGACTTGCGCGCTAATTGCGTCATAGAGTTCAATAATTGTGTCTTTATCCCAATTAAACTCGCCACTTGCTATCTGTGGCTTGAAGATGGGATATGCGCTAAAGTAAACTGAGTTATGTACTAACATATTATTAGCGAAAAACCAAGGATGATTATCATTCTTCATTCCAATGTCATATACATCAGTAGGGGCGTCATTCTTTACCTTAGTGACTCTTTTGACTTTCGCCCGCTTCAGAGAAATATTTCTAGGAGTTAACTGTTTCGCAAATTCTTTAAATTTATCCAAAACATCGCTAGCTAAATCGCCAACCTTATTGTTAGAAACTTGTAACATAGCAGCAATGCTAATTGCCAATTCGTCTGTTATTTTATCCACCATTGTTTAATTCTTTCCATAATTTTAGTAGGATCATCATTATACTCAGATTCCCATATTTGTAACACATCAAATCCTCGATCCATTGCTTCTTCGGTTTTTATTTTATCTCGTGCCCACACGTCTCTCGCGGCCGCACCAGATTGCTTGATAACAAAATCAGCTTGGTATTTTGTTGGGTTACAGTGCCAGTAATCTCCATTAAATTCCACAATTTTCATTTTCTCAGTACAAGTCACATCATAAAAAACCGGAGCATTTAACTGTTTGGACCATATACAGAACTGTTTATCTACGTACGAATATTTGATCGGACCAACAAAAGAAATAAAATCTTGAACAAATATTTTTTCAGCTTTTGATGTAAATTTTGATGCGTGGTTATATCTGTCTGCAAAAATTCGTTCGGCCCCTGCTTGATCGACTGCGTATTTTTGCATAATGAATTGAATGTTTGAGCTATTTCCTCTTGCAACACAATATTCGTTCCATTTAATTTCGCCTTTGCCTCCGTATTTCTGGCAGAAATACTCTATGCTGTTAGTGTATTTCTGTCGTTCACAATATTCGTCCCATTTCAGCATACCAATTTTCTCGCCATGCTTGTTGATGAAATTTTCTACGGTAGATGCTCGCCCTCGGTTAAACTCATCAAACTGCTCTTTATTCCAGCCGTATTTCTTGGCCTTGTATTCGAGACTATTTGATGTAGATTGTTTCTGTTTGTATTCTTCCCAACGCCTTGCTCCATCCGTGTCACCGTATTTTAGAATTAAATTGGCTAACGTAATCGATGTACGTGCTGCCAACTCTGGATCTACTAAGATTGCATCGTGGTGATGTTTCTTATATTCGGTACCATTTTTAAATTTTCCCGTGCAGTTATATTTAAAATGAGTCCATTGTAATCTAGACGCTGTGAAGCCGCATTCCTTACAAACTGGCATTATTATTCTCCTATGGTGCTATCGCCATAGTATTTATCATTTTTAATTGATATCCAGTGAAATAATTATATCATCTTCGTTTATATCTAAGGGAGTCACTTCTATCAATTTACCACATCGTTCAACCATTACTGAATGATCCTCTGTGACTGTGACCACGTTGCCAAATTCGTCTTCTATTTCGTATAGCTGTTTTCCTACTGGATGCTTATAAACATAGTTAATATGTCCCATGTATGGTTCATCACGTGTTTTGTCATATGACATAACCATGATTTCGTCGTCGTATGCATATTCTTTATTTGTGTCTGTGTCTAGTATTTTTCTATTACATTGCTCATGTAGTTCAGCTATAGACATTCCCCCACGTGACGTTTGAATCACAGCATCGCCTGTCAGACTGTCAGTGTCACCATAAATAATAGCCTTACCAGTATGATCATACTTGCCTGTTATAGATTCATTACAAGACGATGCCAGGTGCCGCGTGACTGATCGGCCAGTTAGTGTTGTACTTTGCCCAAGCCGCTGATCAAAGAACCGACTACCAGGGTTTAGCAACGCGCCATAAAGGCTGTTGAGGTTAATTTTCTTTACCAGCTGGCGCTTATCCCAATATGCAAACTCAGCTTCCTTGCCTACCACCCCATCGAACTCATCTGCCTTGGCCTGCATTTCTTTACGTTCAGCATACCAACGCGCCAAAAGTCCTGGAATCACTCCCTGCTTCTCAAACGTAAAGATTGTGCCGTTACTAGTAATGCACCAGGGTTTACCATTATTGAATACCAAGTCATAAATCTCAGCACCGCTAGCATCATGACTATTACCGTCCTCGAAATCCAAGGTAAGAGGTATGTCACGATTCTGGTCCATGACCAGTTCATATTCATGGCAGGCAAATTTACCATCCCAGTAACGTGCAATTGGGTTCTCTTTCCACTTGGCCTTGGCATCTTCAATCTCGGGACCAGTAATACTGTGCCTAACTTGCCCAATAATACATTCAGTACTCATGTTGCATGCTCTTAATATGGATGGATACAGGCTTTTCAAGTCAATGCTACCAATCCAGTCGTGCAATCCCTTGACGGGATTAGCCACATATGCGCCAGCGGCTTGGGTATGTTCCAGGCCACGGATTTTGTCGGGGACAATTAGCCCACGACTGTGTGCCTCGTTAACAATAGCTTGGTCTGTTTGTGCCACAGCGCCCATCGTATTGGGGAGAAGCACCCCATTGGCATGCGCAAGCACATTGCTCAAGTCAATAAACTGTAGTTTGTCATCCAATGCGCGTAGTAGGTCAGTATCTTGAATGTTATAAGCAATAAACTTCTTGAAGTCGTTGTTGTATAGTTGGTCCAACGTTCCCTGATAGTCTATCTTCTTATCACCCAGCTCATGCTCTGAAATAGCATTAAGGCTGTAGCTGTGCATTTCATGATAGGTGTACTTGCGATACAATTGCATGTAGTCCAAATGCACCCGACCGATAAGATCATAGGTATCATTTGACTTGCCATGTTCTTCGTATGTACGCTTCTTGGGAAACTGATCCCACATGCATAGCTTGCGAGTATAGTCTCTTCCCAACACTCTGGAAATACGGTTGGTAATATAGGGAATGTCGAATCCTGCACTGTTCCAGCCGCTGAGAATGTCAGCATCATCTATCAACTCCAAAAATGTATGTAACAATTCTTCTTCAGAATCCATAAGGATAACGTCATCAAAGCTACCGACAATTTGTTCAGCATCAGCTTGTGTCATGCCCTTGGGCTTGATGACAAGGCAGACTGTCTTGTTAATCCATTTGAGATGCACGCCAACAGCGGTAATCATATTGAATGGATCATGGGTCGGCGCGAAGCCTAGGTCTTTGTTGAACTCAACCTCAATGTCGAAAAACCCAATGTTGAGCTTGGGAACAGGTGCCTCAAGGTAGTGATCAGATATGCATCTAAACACCACATTCATGTCGCTCTCAAACAGGCGTTTACCGGCGAACACCTTCTTTTCCTTTTGGAATGCCTTGCCACTCGAAGTGCTAAAGCGACCAAGAGGCTTACCATATATACTGGTAAACTTGCCTTTGGGGTCTGGATAGTAAAATACATAACGAGCAGGATATTGTGTGTGAACACGCTTGCCTGCATCATTACGCTCGACTACAAAAATAGTGTCACGATTGCGATCGTGAAAAGCGTCTACGTATATGGTATTTCTCCTAATTATAGATTTTGTTTTAACTTTGCCATGACCACAGCGTCGCCTAGGCCGTCAATGCAAACAACTTCGTCATGTCTTTTCTTATAAACAGGACGTCCACCAATGGATTTACTCCTGTTTCTATTGATATCTTCAAACTCAACCAAGCATTTCGTAATATTTACCACTTGTGCTACCACAGTCCGAGCGCGGGTATATGGGGCAACAATAAAGCTACCAACTCGCATCTCCTGACCCAAGCGATCATAAGCAACCTCTAGTGATGTTTTCACAATCCTGACTCCATCTTTCGCATGCATCGTTCTTCTTGGCTAAACAGGATACAGTGACGGGGATTAATAGTAGCGCCGCCATCGTCGCCATTCTCCTTGATAAGTTCAAGAAAAACCATACGGGTGTAAGCAAGCTTAATTATACTATTAATCTGACCATACTCAATAGTTGACGTACTATTATGGCAGTGACGTAAGTAAATTACCCAGTCGCCAACTGACAGTTGGCAGCCGAATTTGTCAAAGATCTCTTCCGACTGCGACAAGGATCGCCTCCACGTCATCTAGATCTTCACGCTTGTCGCTTAGATCAGCTTTGTATGCGGTACGGATTGCCTGGTTAATCGTGGCAGGTTTAATGTCATACTGCTCACTAATAGCCTTGACGGTATCTTTAAGGCCCAATTTCAAGGTGTCAACTTCTGTCAATACCTGAATACCTTCAGTAATCAGTTCTTTTAATTTTTGGGTTTCTTCGCTAGAAAATGATCTACTCATCATTCATCCTTTTCAAATGTGGGAAATGGACAGTGTTAATAACTGTCCATTTAAGATAGCAAAAATATCGTTGTGTGTCAATAGGTTATTTGGTTGGAAATTTGACCACGTTAGTTTGGTTTGAATCTTCCCAGCATATACGTCCACCCGCACTTAGCACCACATGCACCTTGGTGTTGTCATCCACAATATTAATCTCGTCAGAATCATGCTCGTCCATTGCATGCTTTACCATGATACGTACACCAGGCCGCAAAAACTGCTTGAGGGTATCACTTAGCCCCAGCAGTTCATGACGATCGCACATGTCACACATTTTCAGTCAACATGTCGATATAGGCTTGCATAAAGCTGGACCAATCAACTAGAGGGGCCACCTCACGGAACATACGATCCATTGCCCAATAGGGCCATTTATGTTCAACTGCCACGCCAACTGCCCCCAATAGGGAGGCACGCGCCTCCTTGGGCTCACCAGTTCCAGGTGCGGCATTGTGATAGCTGGCAGCATTCAAATAGTTTTTGAACTCTTGATAGCCAACGACTGGACATTCAGTATGCATGGGCCAAGGTTTAGTATATTTCATATCTTATCCCTCCAGTATGGTGTCAGGCGAAATAGTGGCGGCGGGTGCCGTTACCTTCGATTTCAGCAGTGTCAAGGTAGCGAAATCCTGCATATTGACCAGTCTCAAAGAGGAGAGACTCTAGAATATTGACAACAGCCTCGCGGCCGTCCACGGTTGAGTCTGCATGAGCAAGATAGTAATTGGTCATTTCACGAACACGATCAACTCGAACAGTTTTTCTAGCCATTATGTATCCTCCGTCAAAACAAAATCTACCACAACATTGTGGCTGGTTTCCCTTGTACTCTTACAACTTAAAGCAAAACATATTGGATGTCAAGCATATTCCAACTTGAGCAGCACAAAAAGTT